CAGATCTTGTAGTTTGTGTAGCACTGACAATTGGCACATTAAACTCCACGGCAAGACCACGAAGTTCTTCTGCGATTGCTTTTACAAAGGTATATGAATTAATATTACTATTTCCTTTGTATCTTGAAGAAGCACAAATGTTTAAATAGTCAACAAAAATAATATCAGGTTTAAATGATTTCTTAAGTGCAAGTTCACTCAAAAGTGCCTTGAAGTGACCAGAGTGCGCTGAAGCAGTTGGATACTCTTTGATAATCAAAGTTCCCTGAGTTTTCTTGGCAAGACTGGTTACTTTATTTTCAAACATTTGCTTAGGAAGTTCTACAATATCTTGAATAGGAACATTCAAAAGATTTGCGTCAATTCGTTCAGCAATTCTTTCCTCCGCCATTTCAAGAGTGATATAGAGAACGTTCCTGCCTTGCAATAAGACGGAAGAAGCAACGTGGCACATGAAGAGACTTTTTCCGACACCCGTACCAGCAAGAGCGATATTGAGAGTCTTATTAGGTAAACCACCTTTTGTAATTTTGTTAAAATATTCGAGATCGAATTCAATTTTATCCTCCTTTTTGTGATAGGACTCATAACGTTGCTCATAGTCTAACAAATAATCGTGACCAATGTGTGTATCAAAAGATACTCCAAGTGCATCTGATAAAATGCTGGGAATACTATCACGATTTTTTTGAGAATCTTTACCATCCGCAATATGAATGGATTCCATAAGAGCAAGATAAATTGCCCTATCACGACACCACTTTTCTGTTGTATCAATTAACCAATTCAATTCAACAGGAACATCTTCTAAATGTTGAATCAAATTAATAACTTCAGAAAAGGAAGTGTCATTAATATCTTTTCTTTTTTCAATTTCAATACACAAAACTTCCTTTGTAGTCAGTTGATTATATTGTTGGATAAAAGAAAAAATCTCCTCAAAAATAATTTTTTGATTTATATCTTCAAAGTATTCAGATTTAATAAAGGGTATTACTTTTCTAACATAATTTTCATTATGAAGAAGGTTTCTAAGAATTAGAAATTCAATTTTTTCCATTACTTATAGTGAAGATATGTACTCATTATATACTTTGTATTGCTGATTGGGGCAACCCCTTTATGAGGGTACATCCATAAAGGAGGAAATATAATCATTGCGCCAGTTTTTGGTTTAATTTCAAGTCCAGTAAAAACAGTTTCTCCTCCCTTCTCAACATCATTTAAATACCACATAAAAGATAAAAATCTACGAGCACTGGAGTAGTCTTGAACATCTACATGAGCATCAAATGCATCGTTTCCATCAGTATTGTATCTCTTAATACGAAATTGTTCAAAGTTATTCTTTTCTGGAAAACATCTTGAATCAATGTATTTGTAATATTCTTTTTTGTAGTTTAGAGTCAAATTAATAAGGTAGTTATGAAGATCATTAATCTCCTCAGACATTTTGCAATTTTCAGTCAAATTAAACTGAGTAAAATTTGGTTTTCTATTATTTTCAATTCTTTCATGTTTGTCAGGATTATTATCAAATAAGTTGATTAAAGTTGAACAAACACTCAAATCTAAAACATCATCATAAACTTGAATAAGATCATTCAATTCAACTGCCATAACTAAATTCTTCTCGTGCAATCTCATCAAGTTTTTGCATCACTTCATCAGTGAAATACTCTTCTGGGTTTGCAAGAATTTGTTTTGCATAGATCTTTTTACCATCCATCTCATAACGTCCTGCTACATTTTTCCAGAGTCCACCAGCCTCACCAAGATCCAAAAGACCATAGTAACGGTCAAGGCCGCGCTCATCATAATACAAACGGATTTCAACATCTTTATTTTCTTTACTCAAACGCGACTTAGCAGTCTTAGCCTTGATAATATTTCCAACCACTTCTGTTCCATCCTTCTCTTTCTTTTTACTGAGATAAATGATCGTAGATGCTGCGTATTTGAGTCCAGAACCTCCTCCCATTTCCTTCGTTGGTACATAAGCTCCGATGACATCGTATGTATGATTTGTGACCAAGAGTGGAACATTTGCTTGTCCTAATTTGAGTGTTAGCATTCGGAAAGCACCTTTGACCAGTTGAGATTTGGTCATATCACGAACTTGTTTGTCGTTCAGTGCATCAGTAATTTCTTTCTCTGTAGAAAGCATTCCCAAAGAATCTAATACAAACATACAAGGTCTGCGTTCTACTGCGGGTTTTTTTAGGTATATATCGACTGCCTTCAATGCTTTACCACGAAACTCCTCAATTGTAACAACATTAACAACAACAAGACGAGAAGTATCAATTCCACGGGATTCTACAAGTGATTTGGTAATAGCGGCTTCAGTATCAAAATAGAGACAATACCCATCGGGGTTAGAATCAAGAAAATTCTTAACCACAGCGAGAGAAAAGAAAGTCTTTCCAGTAGAAGACTCTCCAGCAATAGCAGTAATTTTATTCCTAGATACACCACCAAATACACTACCTGAAACCAGTGCATTAAAGATATACGAACCCGTGTCAACATAAGTTTCAGTCTCGTCTATATCTGAAGCAAGTTGGGTATACTCACCACCAATTTCTTTTACAATATCTTTAAGGAAATCCATCAGGAAAAAAATGATTCAAGGTTTACTTTCTTCTCTACATTCCACCCAATTGCATCAAGGATGATTTTAAGAGGTTCTAAGAATGACTTTTCAAATTGTAAGTCATAGTCCACATATCTGTCAAGATTCAGTTCTTTAGGAAAGTCCTGAATAAACGAAATTACATTTTCATGAATTAAGTTTGGTTTCTTAAGGTATACAAATTTAATCTTTTCTCCATTTTGGATTTTAGAATACCTATTTGTCAGATTATTTTTTTCAATGTAATAGTTATACAACAGAGAACCTCTTACATGAATTGGGGTTCCCTTTTGATAAATTGAGGTTGAACATTTGTACTTAGTTACATCAGAAACAGTTCTTGGAAATGAAACTTGTTCTGGAGGAAGTTTTCTAAACTCTTCTTTACTTTTATCAATAAATTTAATTACATCATCCTCAGTTCCACTCATCATCAGTTTGAGAGCATCTTTAATCATTTTACGGCACGGTGCTGGTGTTGATGATTTGACTGCCTCAATGCCCATCATTTTAAGTTTTGGTTCTTCGTAATGAACACCCTCACTATCCCATACATTTAGAATATATCTTTTTTTAGCAGTCCAAATTCCACGGTCAGCAATATTCTCCCGTTTCATCTGCATTTTTTGGTCATATGCATTTACATAGGTTGCCAGTTCTTGGTAACAACTTTCAATATATTTTTCAAGTTCCACCTTACTGACCTTATCAAGGAACGAAACAATGCTTTGAGTAGTTTTCTCTCTTCCCTTGAATACAGTTTCAACCAAAGGACCCATATGAAGATAAATGGAATCGGTGTCAGAAGCAATAACATAATCAATGTTCTCCGTTTTAAGAATTTTATTCAAATAAGTATTCATTTTATTTTCAATCCAACGAATAGCTACTTGTCCGGACAAAGTAATGGCTTCCGCGTTCTCAAGTTTATAGTAACGGAAATAGTTATTTCCGATAGCACCATAGGCAGAGTTAAGTGAAATCTTTTTTGCCATTTGGATATTATTACACCTAGAGATTTCCTTCTCCAGTTCTTTAGTCTTAGTCTTCTCATATTGTTTCTTTGCCTCAATCATTTTTTTCTTAAAAATGACTCGTTCATTATACATTTTTTCCATTAACTCTGGAAGAAATCCACGAACATCTTTACGATACATTGCACCATTAGCACATACTGAATAATCCTTATACATTTCAAAGTTTGTAGATTGATTCAAAATTTTATCCACAGAAATGTTTGGGTGCCTTTCTTCCAAAAGGGTTTCTGGACTGATGTTGTACATCATAATAAGATGTGGATATAGACTGTTTAAGTCAAAGTTAACAACCCAGTCATAAACTCCAGGAACAGGTTCTTTTACATAAGCACCTGCATACTTTTCATTTTTAACTGTTCTTTCTTTAGGAGGAATAACAATGTTTCTTTTTTTCAAATAGTTGTAGATAATATTATCCCACATTCTTACTTGATAAAATACATCCGCAAAGTTAACTTTGGCATCAAAAGCCATTGTAACTGCAAGTTCAATTAGTTTCATCTTGTCTTCCAAACGGTCAACAAGTTCTACGTCAACGATGTTGTACTCGACAAACTTTTGCCAATTTTGAGTATAGAAGTCCTTGAAGGTTTCAAACTCAGAGTGATCGAGTTTCTTCTGTCCCAGTTCTACTTCAGCAATATGATCAAGTCTATAAGATTCTTGTGCCTTATAGGTAAATTTCTTATACAAATCTAAGTAATCAAGTTGAGTGATTCCACCAACATCATAATAAACTTGCTTTCTACCATTAACAAAAATTTCATTTTCAGTTACAAGACCCCAAGGAGAAAATCTTTTCATTGATTTTTCTCCAGTAACTTTACAAAGTCTTCTGCAAATATATGGAATATCATAAAACTGAATGTTCCATCCAGTTATTACCTCTGGAATATTTGCATCCCAGTAATTAATAAAGTTAGACAAAAGACTATGTTCCGATGAACACTCAATATAAGTTACATCATTTCGGTTATTATTAAATGGTTTAACTCCCCAAGTAATAATTTTTTTCGTAGAGTAATCTTGAATTGATATTGTAAGAATTTCTTCTGATGCGGATTCGGTATCTGGAAATCCATTCTCAGAAGCAACTTCAATGTCAAGGGTCACAAGTTTAATTTTTTTAATATCAAATTTAATTTCATCCTCTGGATACATTTTAGAAATATATTGAGAGACATATCTATCATTACCATAGATTTTAAATCCCTCAACACCATCATATTTTTTATAAAACTCCCTACAATCCCGAATTGAACCAGGTTTTATTGGTTCAACAAAATCTCCCTCCAATGTTTTATATTTTGATACCTTTTTAGACGGAACAAAAAGAGTAGGAAAATACTCTTCTTTAAACATAACATGTTTGCCATTATCATAACCACGAACGAGAAACTGATTCCCGATCATTTGCACATTGGTATAAAATCTCATTTAATCAAATTCTGATATTTTTCAAGAAGAGTTGGTTTAGGTTCGACAATAGTGAGAATCTTATCAGAATGTATCATAAAAACACTTTGACTTGAACAATCAACCAACCAAGGAGATAAAGTTTCATTAGAAGAATCTAATAAAAATGGTTCAGTTAGTTTACAATCAGGTTCTCCCATTTCAGATGTTACTTCATCAATCTGTGACACCAAAATCTGGTGATTCATTAAAACTAACAGTTTTACGTTCTCTGACTTCATCTTTATCCTCCAAAATTGTTTCAATGTAATTTTCTTTTAAACTGTCTATTGGATCCACAACTGTCACAACCCAGTCAGAAACAATAGGGATTTTCTTTTGTTTTGCAAAAGGAATCCAATGATAAAGTTTTACTGACATTTTTGTCATTTCCTCCTGCTCCACCTCAGTTGGTTGCAAAACCAGAGAGCAAGGGCTATTCAAATAATAACCAATAACTCTTTCTTGACCTTCTTCTCCTGCAATCATTTCATGAATATCAGAAATAATTGTTTCACCTGTTCTAAGAACAACTAATTTTACAGACATACCTTTCCAATACCTCTTGTTATTTTAGCAAAAAAATAGAGGGGAGTCAACCTGGATTTTGCCAGGTTCCCCTCTTGCGACGACGATATTCAATTATATTTATTAGTTACAGATAATCCTTTCTCTTCTGATGTTCTGGAACAATTTTTTGAAGACGAACTGTAAGAAGTCCATCTTCAAATAAAACTTCTTCAACCCTAATATCATCTGGAATTGTCCAGGCACGAGTAAATGATCTTTTAGCCAACCCACGATGTTTATAATTTGTTGAGTTTTCTTCTTCCTTTTTACCTTCAACAAAAAGTTTATTATTTTCAGTATACACAGAAATTTCCGACTTTTTAAATCCAGCAAGAGCAATTTCAACTCTTAAGGATACATCACTTTCCTCAATAATATTATATGGTGGATAATTTGCCTCTGTATGACTTAGATTATTAAACCTATGAAGCCATTCATCCATTCCGATAGAATATCTATCTACATCATCAAGAAATTTTTGAATGTTTGCTGTATTATATTTTGCAAGTAAAGACATTTGTATTCTCCTTTAAGAAGCGAGTTTTATATTTTGGATCCTTACGGCATCCATTACTAATTATAAAGGAGATACAAAAAAAGGAAGTGTTGAACTCCCTACTTTATTATTCGGTTATACCAAATACAATATTAAGAGAAGAATTGAGTGTTCCTCTATTCTTATATTCCTTTGCCACTTTATCCCACCCATTACCAACTTTTGATCCCGTTTCATCATTCATATACTTATCAATCCAATAAAGAAGGTATGATACTGTACGATCCATATTATCCCATCGAGTATCTTTGCAGATATTAGAATCCTTAAACATACCACCAGTTTTCCAGGTTTCAGTGATATGAGTTAACCCATCCCATTCATCCCCATAGGTATTTCCTACACCTTTTTCAATCAATTCCCACAGTTTACGAAGTTTTTGATTATTAGGTCCATAGTAATAAAGAGACATAAGAGCAGCGGCAATAAATGGTTGGCACCATCTATCCTTTCTCACCATAAGTTCATCAAGTGCTTGAAGACATCCTTTAATCATCCAAAAAGAAAGTTGATCACGAAGTTGTTCAGCATTCTTTACATTTGACTGATTCCATTCCGTTGGTTTCATAAAGTGACAAGCCTTATTCATGCCAGAAAGAATGATTCCTTTAGAAAGTTTTTCATTCTTTGGAGTGTAATCATAAAATCCAGTAAGAATACCATAAACTTTCTGCTGATTTTTTTCCATTGCTTCAGCAGAATCAAAAGTATCATAAGATTGTTTAATCTGATCAAGATCTTCATACTCATAAGTAATAGAAACTAACTTCTGGGGAAGATAATCAGATCCTTCTTTTTCCCAATTCAAAGCCCTGGTATTTCCGTCCACCCTAAACACCATGCCTTTTGGATACAATTTTCCAGATACAGTACAGTTTTTGGTAAGACGAACTAAATGAACAACACAATGTTCTGGTCTAACTTGCTTAAGATGTCCTCTAGCCTTACTCAATCGTGCTTCAGTATCTCTTTGACAAGGAACTTCTGGCAAATTTAAAAAATCTTGCAATGAATAGTTGCAATTTACAGTAATGTTGCTTGTAAAATCTTTTGTTTCCATTTTTTTAAATTAAAATTAATAAACAATTCACTGACCATGAGGAAAGTGCTGCTATTGCAGGGAGTTTATCAGTTTACTTAAATACTATAAAATAAAAAAAGAGAGTTGTCAACTCTCTTAAAAAATTATTCTGGTTCTACTGGTTTCCCTTTCTTACCAATATTATACTTCTGCTCTAAAATCCAATCGCCTTTATCTTTATAGGCAAGAACTTTAATTTGGTTAAGGGGTGCGATGTCCGCAATAGAATCCTCTTTGACCACCGTAATCAATCCCCAATCACAAAGAAGTTTTGTAATTCTATTTCTTCTTTGTAAATCATTTATTGTCAGATTTGCGTGCTTACCATCCAGAGCAAACAACTCTTTAAAATGGACAATATAATATCTACCTTGCTTATGGAGAATATGACAAGATTGATAAAGTTTTTTCTCCTTTCTTGACGCAACTCCAATGCGAGTCAAAGTTTCACGAACCTTCAAAAAATCATCTGGTTCATTTAGAATGATTTCAACCATCATATCGGAAGACCAGTTTACTTGAGGTTCAATTGTTTGATTAGTCATTTCGTTCCACCAGTTTCAAGTCGTTGTTTAATAAAATTAAGTTGTTCTTTATTTAGAATCTTCAAAGCTTGAGATGCCTTTTCATTACTATAACCATAGTATTGTTTAACGCATTCTAAATCTTTGATTTTATCTTTTCGGAGCCAGGGAGAAAATCTCTTCTTTTTCCTTAGACTATTTAGATAAAAGGAATATTGCATATCTTTGTCAAGTTGATGATGTATATTCATTTCGTTTGCAAAAAGAATACAATCAATGTGCCCAGACAAGCAACGATTTACAATGTAAGGAGCATAATTGCCAATCTCTTCAGAAAGATCTTCCTTTGTAAAATTAATCGAGTTCAACCAATCTTTTAGTTCAGGCATAAAGAATACTCTCCAGTGAGTTAATTTTTTCTGTAGGATAACTGGTAACTAGCAATTCAGTCTTTATGTTTTCATCAGTTCCTTTT